CATCTAGTAATGAGTTTAATAAGAACTTATGTGATGATTGTTACACAGAATACAGAGTAACTATACAACATATGTTTGGACTAAAAGATTTATATGATGTAGATAATTTATTAAGGAGAGTGAGTGATGAAAGTAAAAGAACTTATAAGACTATTACAATGCTGTGACCCAGATTTATATGTGGGTTGCTACATGGATGATGGAAACATATTAGACATAGAAAGTGTTGATAATTCTATGGATGATAGAGTTGATATAAATGTAACACATGCTTATGAAGGGAGTGAGTGATGAAAATATGGGATGATTATGATGACTGTATTATAGGTGTAGGTACACGCAGTGGTATGTTAGATGTATTTATCTATGATAAGCACAGAATGATAACCAAACTGGTTAAAAGGGACGATATGTCTTATGATAAAGCTAAAGAATTTATAGACTTCAACATTGAAGGTGTATACATAGGTGAAGACACACCAATACTTGTCAATCTTTTGACACGAGAAGAAATAAAAGACTATATGGAGATGTATGATGATGAAGAAACCTGATTACGAATTATTCATAGGTTATGTGGCACTTATAACTATAATTTATTTAGTTTTAACTGCTGAAGCTAAGAGTTGGAGTTATGAATGGAGTGGTAAAGGTAAACTTTATGACCAAAGAAACCAATACTTTGTGACTTGTAGATTAACAAAAGAAAAAAGAGTTGAACCATTCTTTGGTGATGACTCTGTTAAATGTTATTATACTTGTACTGACAAAGAAAAAATGGTTATTACTACACACAGAAACAAATAACAACACCAAGAGGTGACAAAAGAGATTGGAGGGGGAGATAGTTTGTTGTAATTATACAACAATATGTGTCAGTAATTTGACTATTGCATTTTTAATTTGACATATCAAATTTAAAAAGTGTATAATATTTTTAGAAGTCATTTAGAAAGGAACACAAAAACAATGACAAAAGAAAACTTATACATAAAAGAAATACAAACATTAAACAAACAACTATATAATTCTTATAAAAGAATTAAAGAGTTGAGAAAGGAAATAGATAATGCAAACACTAAACTACTACGAAAATAAATACTTTAGTGAAAAGGAATTACAATGTCCCACATCTAAAGATATTATTTTAGCTGAGGGTTTCTTAAATTGTTTAATAAATTTAAGAGAGAATGTAGGTCAACCATTACAAATAACTTCTTGTTGTCGTTCAGCAGAACACAATGACTGGTTAAAAAGTCGTGGCTATCCTGCAAGTCCCAACTCATTCCACAAGATTGGTAATGATAAATGGGGTACAGATACTTGTGCAGTTGACATTGCTATACCTAATTCAGTCTTTAGAAAAGACTTAATTAAAAGAGCAATAGACTTAGGTTGGTCTGTAGGAGTAGCAAGAACTTTTATCCATGTGGATAGAAGAAGTGATTATACACCACTACCACAAGTTGTTTATGTCTATTAATATTGACAAAGCATTGTGGTTTATATTAGAAATTCTATTCTCATTTTTAATGGGAGGATTTTTATTTACAATATTATATTTTATTAGGAGATTATTTTAATGGGAGTTGAAACATTAATACTTGGGTTAGTATTTAACATCTATACCCTTGATAACATTGACTTTTTTCACCAACGAGCAAACAATAACAAGACTATGACTTGTGTATGGGAGTATGTTGGTAAGAAAAAACCTGACCCACAGAACCCAAGCATCACACTCTTGGGCAATGTGTATTACAAACAAAAATGTGTGAGAAAGGAACTGGATAAATAATGAAAGAATTGTTTGCTTTATATTTAACTTTTGCTTCACCAGTTGGTGATGTAGAACTATTTGTTAAGGAGTTACCTAACTGTGACAATGCTAGTGTAATAGCTGAACAAGAGTATGCTGAAAGAGGTATTGATAGAAGTAAGCTAAGTAGAACTGGCTATATGTGTATTGGTTGGGAGTATCATTTGATAAGACAAAAACTAATTAAAGGTGTTCCCCTTGACAATAAATACATACCAGTACAACAAAAACAATGTATTGTGCCAGAGGATATTAAATAATATGTTTGATATATTTTTAGTTACATACTGGATTGAGTTTAACAATACAAACTAAAAGCAGTTGTTTGTGATGAACCAAGGGAATTTTTTGAAAAAAGAAAGGACAAAAACTATGGACATGCGTACAAAAAAATACGATAACGTAAACAACCCAAGACATTATAATAAAGAAGGTGTTGAGTGTATTGATGGGATTAAATCTTCAATGTCAGAGAAAGAATTTTTGGGATACTTAAAAGGAAATACAATTAAATATTTGTGGAGGTATGATTATAAAGAAAAACCTTTAGAAGATTTACAAAAAGCTAAATGGTATCTTGACAAAATGATAAATATAATTCATACTAACGAAGAAAAAATTAAACAAATGACTATGGATGGTTTTATGGAAGGAGATAATTATAATGTATAAAAAACATGAAGATTTACCAACTTCAGTAGTTGATTTTGTTTTAACTGCTAGTGGTGAAAGTGATATAAAGAAAGTTCCACTTGAAGATATTAATAATTTAATAGATGATATGGAGAAACTTTATGGAACAAGGTAAATTAACTGACAAACAAAAAGAAAAAATAGTTAGGGAGTTTCACAATAAAGTTATGGATTTAATAACTGAATTAGATACACCTGAAACTATTTATCTTATGGCTAGAGCATTATCATTGACAGCTATTATGAAAGCTGAAAAAGATTTCTATGGATTTCTTACAATGCAGAATGCATTAAATGATGCTGCTCAAGAATTAATAGCAATGGATTTAGGTGAAGAACCAACTGAAGATGACTCACTATTTCAATCCATTAGAATGAAAGAAGATAAACCAAAAATACACTAGGGGGTTAAATGTTGAAGATGGAAAGTAAATTTTTAAGACACGAGTCGTGTCCAAAATGTAATAGTAAAAACAACTTAGCAAGATATAGTGATGGTCATGCTCATTGTTTTACACCTGACTGTGGTTATTATGAGAAAGGAGAAGCAGAAGTGATACCTATGACAAGCAATCAAAATAGTTATTCAGATTTGTATGTTGGTCAAGCAACTTCATTGCAAGACAGAAACATAACGCAGGAAACTGCAAACAAATATGGAGTAACTACATTATCACAAAATGGTATGGTATCTAAACACATATATCCATACTACAATTCACATGGTAAGCATGTGGCTAATAAAATTAGAACACTACCAAAAGAGTTTACTGCCCAAGGAAACTTTGGAGAGTCTCAACTGTTTGGTCAAAACTTATTTGGTGGTGGACAAAAATACATTACAATTACTGAAGGTGAGTGTGATGCAATGGCAGTCTATCAAATGATGGGCAGTCGTTGGGCAACTGTGTCTATTAAAAATGGAGTTGCATCTGCAGTTAGAGACTGTAAACAAAACTTTGAATATCTTGATAGCTTTGATAATATTATTATTTGTTTTGATAATGATGAGATAGGAAAAGAATCTGCCAACAGAGTTGCTGAAATATTTTCACCTAATAAATGTAAAGTTGTATCTCTTGATTTAAAAGATGCAAATGAATATCTTAAAGCAGGTAAGAGAGAACAGTTCACTCGTGCATGGTGGGATGCTAAACCATTTACACCTGCAGGTATTATCACATATGATGATATTGTTGATGACTTATGGGTAGAAGATGATGTTGAAAGTTGCTCATATCCATTTGAAGGTATTAATAAAAAACTTTATGGCATGAGAGTAGGTGAGTTAGTTACACTTACATCAGGCACTGGTATGGGTAAATCAAGTTTATTGCGTGAGTTTGTATATCATATATGGAAAAGCACTAAAGATAAGATTGGTTTATTGTTTCTTGAAGAAGAAAAGAAAAGAACATTTAGAGGTCTTGTTGGTATTCATGCTGATAAAGAATTACACAAACCTGAAGAGTGGAGAAAACAAAACCCTGAAGACTTACGCAAATGGTCTAATGAATTAAAAGGTGACAGAAGATTAGTTTTGTTTGACCACTTTGGTTCAATGACTGATGATGATGTTATTAATCGTATACGATACATGGCTAGAGGTTGTGATTGTAAATGGATATTTGTAGACCATTTAAGTTTAATTATCTCAGGCAGAGATGATGGCAATGAAAGAAAAGCCATTGATATGTTAATGACTAAACTAAGAAGTCTTTGTCATGAAACAAAGATAGGTATGTTACTTGCTTGTCACCTGCGTAGACTTGATAATGATAAAGGTCATGAAGAAGGTAAACAAGTATCTCTATCACACTTGCGTGGTTCACATGCGATTGCTCAGTTGTCTGATGCAGTTATAGGTATGGAAAGAAACCAACAAGATGATGATGAGATAGCTAAGAATACTTCTACGATTAGAGTGTTAAAGAATAGATATGCAGGAACAACTGGTGTCGCTTCTTACTTGCTTTATTCTTCTGAAAATGGTAGAATGTCAGAAATAGATAACCCTTTTAAGGAGAGTGCTGATGAATTTGACACCCAGTAAAAAAGACAGAAAGAAGTTTGACATTGACCTTGCTTATGGTAAAGTTAGAGAAGACTTGATAAAAGAAATGTTACAAGATAAAAAGATTGAAGTTAAATCTGAACGAGATGTCTGGAAAAGAACTGGTAACATTGCAATTGAATATCAATGCTATGGTAAACCATCAGGTATTAATGCAACTGAAGCTGACTACTGGTTTCATAATCTGTGTGTAGGTGAAGATGTGTATGCTACATTAGTATTTAAAACTGAGAATCTAAAAAAGATAATAGATTCTTTGGAAAGAAAAGTATCAGTTAGTGGTGGAGACCATAACGCATCTCGTATGTATCTGGTTAGTTTACAAAAACTATTTGATGTTAAAACAATTAAGGAGTATATTAGTTTATAATGAATATAGTAGTTGACATAGAAACAGATTCTTTAGATGCGACAAAGATTTATTGTATCGTTGCTAGAAATATGGAGTCAGGTGATAACTATGCATTTGTGGGTGATGATTGCTATGATAAGTTTCCCAAGTTTATTGAGAAACATGCAGAGAAAATTGTGATGCACAATGGTGTAGGGTTTGATGCACCAGTTCTGAATAGACTAGCAAGAACTAATATCAGACTCCCCCAGATTGAAGACACATTGATAATGTCTCAACTGTACAATCCTGAAAGAATGAATGGACATTCTTTAGATTCCTGGGGTAAGAGACTGGGTTATAATAAGATTGAGTTTCATGACTTCTCAAAGTTTACAAATGAAATGCTTACATATTGTAAACGAGATGTTGAATTAACTCACAAAGTTTATAATCATCTAAAGTTAGAAGGTAAAAATTTTTCTGATTATTCTTTGAGACTTGAACATGATATTCGTTCTATTGTTTCCAAACAAGAAAAGAATGGTTTTTATTTAGACCAACAAAAAGCTATGGAGTTAAGAGCTAAACTTGAAGACCAAGCTGAAGACATAGAAAAGAATGTACATAAAACTTTTCCACCTCTAAAAAGAGAAGAAGAGTTTGTACCTAAAGTAAATAATAAAACTCGTGGGTATGAAAAGGGTGTGCCTTTTACTAAAGTTTCTTATGAAAAATTTAATCTTGCTTCAAGAAAACAAATAGCTGAAAGACTTATGATGTTAGGTTGGAAACCTGATAAGTTTACAGATAAGAACTCACCTATTGTAGATGAAGGTGTGCTGTCTAAGATAACAAATATACCTGAAGCTAAACTTATAGCTAAGTATTTATTACTTAAAAAAAGAACGTCTCAAATCTCTTCATGGTTGGATGAAGTTAATAATACAACTGGAAGAGTGCATGGTCGTGTCCTTACTTTGCGTTGTGTATCAGGTCGCATGAGCCATAACTCGCCTAACATGGCTCAAGTACCTGCTACATATTCTCCTTTTGGTAAAGAGTGTAGAGAAGTATGGACAACAGATAAACCTGATACGCATGTTATCTTTGGAACAGATGCATCAGGTTTGGAGTTGAGAATGTTAGCACATTACATTGACACTCCTGACTATACAAATGAAATATTAAATGGAGATATACATACAAAGAACATGAACATGGCAGGTCTAACTGATAGAGACCAAGCTAAAACATTTATCTATGCCTTTCTATTTGGTGCAGGAGCTAAAAAGATTTCAACTATAGTTGGTTCTAAAGATTTAACTTTAGGTAAAAAACTTATAGATAAATTTTTATCTGAATTACCTAGACTAAAATCTTTTAGAAGTCAGGTAGAAGAAGCTGCACAATCAGGTAAAGTTAGAGGTTTAGATGGTAGATTATTTAATGTTAGGTCTGCACATAAAGCAGTTAACACAATCATACAAGGTGCAGGTGCTATAGCTTGTAAGGTATGGTTGAGAAACATGATGAAACATGTTTAT